ATGACGGAACCTACCTCGCCCCCGACGAGATCGACTTCGACGCCGTCCGCGCCGATCTCGGCTGCCGGATCGCGCGGCTGCGGCAATGCTGCCAGGATCGCCGAGGACCTGAAGGACCTGAGTGAGACCGAGCTGCGTGCGCTGCCCTGGCTCTTCGACGCCTGGGCGCTGCCGCATCAGCGGCCGCCCGGCGGCGCCTGGCGGACCTGGCTGATCCTGGGCGGACGCGGGGCCGGCAAGACGCGGGCGGGGGCCGAATGGGTGCGCGCCCGCGTCGAGGGCGCGCGGGCGCGCAGTCCGGGCCGGTCCCGCCGCATCGCGCTGGTGGGCGAGACCTACGACCAGGCCCGGGAGGTCATGGTGTTCGGCGAAAGCGGGCTTCTGGCCACCAGCCCGCCCGACCGGCGTCCCGAATGGCGGGCGACCCGGCGGATGCTGGAATGGCCGAACGGTGCTCAGGCGACGCTGCACTCGGCCAGCGAGCCCGAAAGCCTGCGCGGCCCGCAATTCGACGCGGCCTGGGTCGACGAACTGGCGAAGTGGAAGAAGGGCGAGGACGCCTGGCGGATGCTCGCGCTGGCGCTGCGCCTCGGAGAGGATCCGCGGGTCTGCGCCACCACCACGCCGCGCAGCGGCCCGTTGCTGCGGCAGATCATGGACCTGCCCTCGACCGTCGTCACCCATGCCGTGTCCGAGGCGAACGCCGCCAACCTCGCCCCCGGGTTCCTGCGCGAGATGCGGGCGATGCTGGGGGCCGGGGCGCTGGCGAGCCAGGAACTCGACGGCGTCTACATCGAGACGCCGCCCGGCGCGCTCTGGTCGCACGACCTGATCGCGCGGGCGCGGGGGCCCCGACCGGACGGCATCGACCGGATCGTGGTCGCGGTCGATCCGCCGGCCAGCGGGCACAGCCGATCCGACGCCTGCGGCATCGTGGTGGCGGGCGCGGTCGCCGGGGCCTCGCGCACGGAATGGCGGGCCTGCGTGCTCGAGGACGCGACGGTCGAGGCGGCAAGCCCCCATGTCTGGGCCCGGGCCGCGGTCGAGGCCTATCATCGTCACGGCGCCGACCGGCTGGTGGCCGAGGTCAACATGGGCGGCGCGATGGTCGCGGCGGTGGTGCGGCAGGTCGACCCGCTGGTGAACTACCGCGCCGTCCATGCCACGAAGTCCAAGGGCGTCCGTGCCGAACCGGTCGCCGCGCTCTACGAGCAGGGGCGGATCGTCCATGCCGGCGCGTTCCCCGCACTGGAGGCCGAGATGCTGCTGATGACGGCGCGCGGCTATGACGGGCCGGGCTCGCCCGACCGGGTCGACGCGCTGGTCTGGGCGCTCTCGGACCTGCAGGCGGCGTCCGGCGGGGCCGGGCCGAGGATGCGGCCGATCCAGCGATAGGACAACCGAGACGGCGATTCCGGGGGGCCGGCGCGGGGGACGCGCCGGCCCTTTCTCGTGGGCGCCGTCCTCCCGGGGGCGTTGCGCCGACGGCCGGGGCACCGCGCGGCGCGCTCGCCCCGTCTTCACCCGGTCCTGCGATTGTCGGTCCCGACGCAAGCGATCCCGGGGAGCGCCAGCATGTTCGACTTTCTAAAGCGGGGCAATGCCGACGCACCTGGACCGGGGGCGGTGCCCGAGACCAAGGCCTCGGCCGCGCGGCGGGCGATGGCGCTGGGCCCTGCCGGCCGCGTGGCGTGGAGCCCGCGCGACACCGGCTCGCTCACCCGGGCGGGTTTCCTCGGCAACCCGGTCGGGTTCCGCGCGGTGAAGATCGTGGCCGAGGCGGCGGCCGCGATCCCGCTCGTCCTGCAGGACGCGGCGCGGCGCTACGCCGCGCATCCCGCGCTCGCCCTGATCGAGCGGCCGAACCAGGCCCAGGGCCGGGCGGAGCTGTTCGAGGCGCTCTACGGGCAGATCCTGCTGACAGGGAACGGCTACGTGGAGGCGGTCGGTACGGGCGGTCTGCCGCAGGAGCTGCATGTCCTGCGCTCCGACCGGATGAGCGTCGTGCCGGGCGCGGATGGCTGGCCCATCGGCTACGACTACGCGGCCGGGGGGCGCCGCCACCGCTTTGCCGTGACCGCCGACGCGGCGAGCCCGGTCTGCCACATCCGCAGCTTTCACCCCCAGGACGACCACTACGGGCTCTCGCCCCTGCAGGCCGCGGCGGGCGCGGTCGATGTCCACAACGCCGCCTCGGCCTGGTCGAAGGCGCTGCTCGACAATGCCGCGCGGCCTTCGGGCGCGATCGTCTATTCCGGGCCGGACGGCGCGGCGGGGATGACCGCCGACCAGTACGACCGGCTCGTCGCCGAGATGGAGACGATGCATCAGGGCGCCCGCAACGCGGGCCGGCCGATGCTGCTGGAGGGGGGGCTCGACTGGAAGCCGATGGGCTTCTCCCCCTCCGACATGGAGTTCCAGAAGACGAAGGAGGCCGCCGCGCGCGAGATCGCGACCGCCTTCGGCGTGCCGCCGATGATGCTGGGGATCCCGGGGGACGCGACCTACGCCAATTACCAGGAGGCGAACCGCGCCTTCTACCGGCTGACCGTCTTGCCGCTGGTGACGCGGGTCGCCGCCGCCATCGCCGATTTCCTGTCCGACCATTCGGGCGAGCGGTTCGAGCTGCGCCCCGATCTCGACCAGATCGCGGCGCTCGCGCCCGAACGCGACGCGCTCTGGGCCCGGGTCGGGGCGGCCGGCTTCCTGTCGGAGGCGGAGAAGCGGCGGCTGCTGGGCCTGCCCGCCAACTCGGCCGCCGGGGCCGGATCCGGGGCACGAGACGAGGACGCGGCCGATGGCTGAGCCCGAGGAACGCTTTCTCTGCGCGCCGGGGCTGAACCTCGAGGCGCATCGCCGGCTGACCGAGCTGCAGTTCGAGCAGGTCGCCGCCGCGATGCTGCGTCTCGAGGCCGCGATGGAGCGGCTGGAGAAGCGCCTGTGGCTGACCGTCTTCGCCGTCGTCGGGGTGATCCTCGGCGATGCCGTCCTGCCGCTGTTGTCCGCCGGAACGTGAGGGGAATGCCCGTGGAACTGGAGACCAAGACCTTGCCGGCCGCGCTGGCGCTGGAGCCGGACGACCGGATCGCCGGCTACGCCTCGCTCTTCGGCCTGCGCGACCAGGGCGGCGACAGCGTGGAGCCCGGGGCCTATGCCCGCTCGCTGGCGCGGCTGCGCGAGCGTGGCGGCCGGGTCCGCATGCTCTGGCAGCACGATCCCGCGCAGCCGGTCGGGATCTGGGACGTGGTGCGCGAGGACGGACGCGGCCTGTGGGTCGAGGGGCGGCTGCTGCCCGACGTGGCCCGGGCGCGCGAGGCCCGGGCCCTGATCGCCGCCGGCGCGCTGGACGGGCTGTCCATCGGATACCGCGCGCTGAAGGCGGCGCGGGGGCCGGACGGCACGCGCCGGCTGACCGAGATCGAGCTCTGGGAAGTGTCGCTCGTGACCTTCCCGATGCAGGCCGAGGCGCGGCTCAGCGCCAAGGCCGCCCCGTCCCCCGCCGAGATGACGCGCCTCGCGCGCCAGTTCGACGCCGCCCGGCGACTGATCGCCGGACCGGCCCTTCTGTCGAAAGGAGAGAGCGAATGACCACCAAGCAGGCCGCGACCGGCCAGGGGGAGAGCCTCTCCCCGGCCGAGGACCTCACCCGGTCCGTCACCGACTTCCTCGGCGAGTTCAGGAATTTCGCCGCCGAGGTGAGGACGACACTTCAACAGCAGGACACCCGCATGACCCAGATCGACCGCAAGACGCTGCGCCTGTCGCGCCCCGCCCTCGCCGGGGGCGATACCACCGGCGCCGCCCCGCACCAGAAGGCGTTCGGCGGCTATCTCCGCTCGGGCGACGACGACGCGCTGCGCGGGCTGGAGCTCGAGGGCAAGGCGATGTCGACCGCCGTGGCGGCCGATGGCGGCTACCTCGTCGATCCCGAGACCTCGGCCTCGATCCAGGCGGTGCTGAACGCGACTGCCTCGATCCGGGCCATCGCCAATGTCGTGCAGACCGAGAGCACCTCCTACGACGTGCTCGTCGACCATGCCGAGAGCGGCGCGGGCTGGGCGACCGAAACCGGCGCGGTGGCCGAGACCGGCACGCCCCAGCTCGACCGGATCACCATCCGCCTGCACGAGCTGTCCGCCCTGCCGCGCGTCAGCCAGCGCCTGCTGGACGACAGCGCCTTCGACCTCGAAAGCTGGCTGGCCGAGCGCATCGCCGACACGTTCGCGCGCTCCGAGGCCGCGGCCTTCGTCGCGGGCGACGGCGTGGACAAGCCGACCGGCTTCCTCGCCGTGCCGGCCGTGGCGCAGGCGTCGTGGAGCTGGGGCAATCTCGGCTACGTCGCCACCGGCGCCGCCGGCGAGTTCGACGAGACCGCCCCGGCCGATGCGCTGATCGACCTCGTCTACACCTTGGGCGCGGCCTATCGCGCGGGCGCCAGCTTCGTGATGAACTCGCGCACCGCCGGGACGGTCCGCAAGCTCAAGGACGGGGACGGGCGGTTCCTCTGGTCCGACGGCCTCGCCGCGGGCGAGCCTGCGCGCCTGCTGGGCTACCCGGTGCTCATCGCCGAGGACATGCCCGACATCTCCGCCGGGGCCGACGCCATCGCCTTCGGCAATTTCCGCAAGGGCTACACGATCGCCGAACGGCCGGACCTGCGGGTCCTGCGCGACCCCTTCTCGGCCAAGCCGAACGTGCTGTTCTACGCGACCAAGCGCGTGGGCGGGGGCGTCAGCGACTACGCCGCGATCAAGCTGCTGCGCTTCGCCGCGAGCTGACGGGACCGGCGGGGCCGGCGCATCGGCGCCGGTCCCGACCCCCGGGGACCGGGCCGCAAGGGCGGAGAGGCTGATGAACCTGACCGAGACGACATCCATACCGGAGGCGAGCCTGCCCGTCGCCGCCTTCCGCGAGCACCTGCGCCTCGGCAGCGGCTTCGCCGAGGACGGGCTGCAGGACGGGCTGCTGGCCGGCTTCCTGCGCGCGGCGATGGCCGCCATCGAGGGACGGACCGGCAAGGTCCTGCTCGAGCGGGAATACGAGTTGCGGGTGACGGCCTGGCGCGCCGGGGATCGCGTCGCCCTGCCGCTGGCGCCGGTCGCCGCCGTGGGCGCGCTGATCGTCGAGGATGCGACGGGCGCCGAGACGGTCGTCCCCGGGGCCAGGTGGCGCCTGCTGCCCGATGCACATGAACCGGTGATCGAGGGGCGGGGCGGCCCGCTTCCCGCGATCCCCCCGGGCGGCGCGGTGCGGATCGAGGTGCTGGCCGGGTTCGGGCCCGACTGGTCCGACATCCCCGCCGATCTCGCGCAGGCGGTGCTGCTGCTGGCGGCGCATTACTACGAGTACCGCGAGGATACGGGCCTGGTCTCCGGCTGCATGCCCTTCGGCGTCGCGGCCCTGATCGAGCGCTACCGCGTCCTGCGCCTGTGGGGGCGCACGGCATGAGCGGCGCGTTCCGGCCGAACCGGCGGCTCGTGCTCGAGGCGCCCCTGCGGGGCGCCGACGGCGCCGGCGGTCATGCGGGCGGGTGGCGGGCGCTCGGCACGCTCTGGGGCGCGATCGATGCGCGCGCGGGCCGCGAGACCGGCGGCGGGGGCGGGCCGCTCTCGGTGGTGACGCTGCGGATCACCGTGCGCGCCGCGCCCTGGGGGTCCGCCATGCGGCCCCGGCCCGAGCAGCGCCTGCGCGAGGGCGCCCGCATCTTCACCATCCTGGCCGTGCGCGAGGAGGATCCGCGCGGCCGCCTGCTGGTCTGCGAAGCGCGCGAGGAGGTCTCGTCATGAGCTATGCCGGTGCCCTGGACCTGCAGGCGGCGCTCTACCAGCGGCTCGCGGGCGATGCCGCCCTGACCCAGCTGGTCGGCGCGGCGATCTTCGACGCGCCTCCCTCCGGGCCCCTGCCGGCGCTGCATGTCCTGATCGGGGAGGAGCGGGTGGCCGATCTCTCGGACGCGACCCATGCGGGCGGCCGGCACGACGTGACCGTCTCGGTCCTGTCAGGGAGCGAGGGCTTCGCCGCGGCGAAGCAGGCGGCGGCCGCCGTGTCGGAGGCGCTGTCGGGCGCCCCCCTCGATCTGGCCGCGGGCCGGCTCGTCGGTCTGCGGTTCCGCCGCGCCACCGCGCGGCGCACGGGCGGCGGCGCCGGTCGCCGCATCGACCTCACCTTTCGCGCGCTGATCGAAGCGTAGCCCCGTTTCACCAGAGGAGGACGCCATGGCGGCCCAGAACGGCAAGGATCTGCTGATCAAGATCGACATGACGGGCGACGGCCTGTTCGAGACCGTGGCGGGGCTGCGCGCCACGCGGGTCTCGTTCAACGCCGAGACCGTCGACGTGACCTCGCTCGAGAGCCAGGGCGGCTGGCGCGAGCTTCTCGGCGGGGCCGGCGTGCGCTCGGCCGCGATCTCGGGCTCGGGCGTGTTCCGGGATGCGACCACGGACGAGCGGGCGCGGCAGATCTTCTTCGACGGCGAGACGCCCGCCTTCCAGGTCGTGATCCCGTCCTTCGGGGTGGTCGAGGGGCCGTTCCAGATCACCGCGATCGACTATGCCGGCAGCCATGACGGCGAGGCGACCTACGAGATGTCGCTCGCCTCGGCCGGGGCGCTGACCTTCGTCGCGGACGCGGCCTGATGGGGGCCAATCCCCAAGCCGGCGAGGTGGCGCTGTCGCTGGGCGGGCGGTCGCATGTCTGCAAGCTGACGCTCGGCACGCTGGCCGAGCTCGAGGCCGAGCTGGGCGAGGACAGCCTCGTCGCGCTGGTCGAGCGGTTCGAGACCGGGCGCTTTCGCGCCGCCGACGTGATCGCTGTGCTGGAAGCGGGGCTGCGCGGCGGCGGCTGGCGGGGCACCCGCGCCGATCTCGTCGCCGGGGATCCGGCCGGCGGTCCGGTCGGCGCGGCGCGGGCGGCCGCGGCGCTGATCGCCCGCGCCTTCGCGGTGCCGGAATGAGCGGGGACCCGGCGACCGGGGCGGCCCCCCCTGGCGCCCGCCCGGCGGGCCCCGGCCTCGACTGGGCCGGGATGCTGCGCGCGGGCCTGACCCATCTGCGCCTGACGCCGGCGCAGTTCTGGGCCCTGACCCCGGCCGAGCTGTCGCTGATGCTCGGCCTCGGCGCCGCCGCCCGCCCGATGGCGCGGGACCGGCTGGACGAACTGATGCGGCGATTCCCCGACGGAACGAGAGGAGGGCAGGATGGCTGATCCCGAGGAGTACGGAGACGCGCTGGCGCGGCTCGACGATGCGATGGGCGACGCGGGCACGGTCACGCGCGTCTTCGCGTCCGAGCTGGTCTCGATGCGGTCCACGCTGGGCGCGACGATCCGCGACCTGGGAGAGCTGGATCGCGGGTTCTCCAGCGGGCTGCGGCGCGCCTTCGACGGGGTGATCCTGGACGGACGCTCGCTGTCGGACGCGCTGCGGGGCCTCGCCGCGTCGATGGCCGACACCGTCTATTCCGCCGCGCTGCGGCCGGTGACGACCCATGTCGGCGGGATCATGGCGGCCGGGCTGAACAATGTCGTGGCGGGCCTCATGCCCCATGCGGACGGCGCGCCCTTCAGCCAGGGGCGCGTCATGCCCTTCGCCCGGGGCGGGGTTCTGTCGGGGCCGGTCGCCTTTCCGATGCGGGGCGGGACCGGCCTGATGGGCGAGGCGGGGCCCGAGGCGATCATGCCGCTGGCGCGGGGACCGGACGGGCGGCTCGGCGTGCAGGCCGCGGCCGGACGGTCGGTCCACGTCACCATGAACATCGCCACGCCCGACGTCGCGGGCTTCCAGCGCAGCCAGAGCCAGATCGCCGCCCGGATGGGCCGGCTGATGGCGCATGGCGCGCGCAACCGCTGAGAGGGGGCGCGACATGGCCTTTCACGACATCCGCTTTCCCGCCAATCTCAGCTTCGGCTCGGTCGGCGGGCCGGAGCGGCGGACGGAGATCGTGACCCTCGCCAACGGCTACGAGGAGCGCAACTCGCCCTGGGCGCAGTCGCGGCGGCGCTACGATGCCGGGCTCGGCCTGCGCAGCCTCGACGATGTCGAGACGCTGATCGCCTTCTTCGAGGCGCGGGCCGGTCAGCTGCACGGTTTCCGGTGGAAGGACTGGGCGGACCATTCCTCGGCCCGGCCCACCGCCAGGGTGACGCCCTTCGACCAGGTGATCGGCACCGGCGACGAGGTCACCGCGACCTGGCAGCTGGTCAAGCGCTACGGCTCGGGCGGGATCGAGCATGTCCGCCCGATCCTGAAGCCGGTCGCCGGGACCGTGGTCGTCGCGGTCGAGGGCGACCAGCTGCAGGAGGCGGTGGACTGGACGCTCGACGTGGATACCGGCCGCGTGACCTTCCTCGAGGTGCCGGCGCAGGGCGCGACCATCACCGCGGGGTTCGAGTTCGACGTGCCGGTGCGGTTCGACACCGACCGGATCGCGGTCTCGGTCGCGTCGTTCCGCGCGGGCGACGTGCCGTCCGTCCCGATCGTGGAGGTGCGGCTGTGACCTTTCTCGACCATCTCGCCACCGGATCGACCACCGTCTGCCGCTGCTGGCGGGTGACGCGGCGCGACGGCCTGCGCCGCGGCTTCACCGACCACGACGGGCCGCTCTCCTTCGACGGGACCGACTTCGCCCCGGGCAGCGGCCTTGCCGCGCGGGCGATCCAGCAGGGAACGGGCCTCGCGGTCGACAATACAGAGGCGCTGGGCGTGCTCGATTCGGACGGGATCGAGGCCGAGCATATCGAGCAGGGCCGCTACGACGGGGCCGGGGTCGAGGCCTGGCTGGTGAACTGGGCCGACCCGTCCCAGCGGATGCTCCGCTTCGCCGGGACCATCGGCCAGATCACCCGCCACGGCGACGCCTTCGCCGCCGAGCTGCGGGGCCTGGCGGAGCCGCTGAACGTGGCGCACGGCCGGGCCTACCAGCCCCAGTGCCAGGCGGTTCTGGGGGACGGCGCCTGCCGGGTCGACTTGACCGAATACGCCGAAACCCGTGCCATCGGGTCGGTCGAGGGCAGCGTCGATTTCATCTTTCCGATCTTCGACGAATATTCCGACCGGTGGTTCGAGCGCGGTCTGCTTCGGGTGGAGGACGGACCGGGCGCGGGGCTGACCGGCGTGGTCAGGACCGACCGGCTCCTTCCCGATGGCAGCCGGCGGCTCGCACTCTGGGCGCCGATCCGGGCCGGTCTGGTCCCGGGCCAGACGGTCACGCTGACGCCCGGCTGCGACAAGCGGCTCGCCACCTGCCGCGACAGCTTCGACAACGTCGTCAATTTCCGCGGCTTCCCGCACATCCCGGGCGAGGACTGGCTGCTGAACCCGGGGCCGGAGGCGGAGGCGTGAGCGAGATCGTCGCCCTGGCCCGGGGCTGGATCGGCACGCCCTACCTGCACCAGGGCAGCCTCCGTGGCACGGGCTGCGACTGCCTCGGCCTGATCCGCGGTCTCTGGCGCGAGATTCACGGCACGGAGCCGGCCTTCCCGCCGCCCTACACGACCGACTGGTCCGAGCCGCAGGGGGAGGAGCGGCTCTGGGCTGCCGCGGCGCGGCATCTCGTCCCCGTCGCCGACGCCGCGCCCGGCGACGTGCTGCTGTTCCGCATGCGCGCGGGCGCCGTGGCGAAACATCTCGGCCTGCTCTCCGCCCCGGACAGGTTCATCCACGCCTACGAGAGGCACGGCGTGGTCGAGAGCCCGCTCTCGGCCCCCTGGGCGCGCCGGATCGTGGCGCGCTTCGCCTTTCCCCGTCCCGTTCCCCGCATCCCGGAGTAG